CCTCCGCTTTTAGATCTGCAAACAACAACAGGTAATTTATTTTTTTCTATTTGTTTAATTAATACACTGTGATCAAATCCTTCATACACATCAATATCAATACACCCCCACCGACAAGTAGAATTGTCTGTAATAGGTATAATTCCTAAACTTTGTTTTCCTTGTAAATGATTAACCCATAATTCTTTTGTAACTTCTCGTTTATTGATAAAAGCTTTGCCGCCTTTTTTACCATCTGATCTTACATTTCCATCAGGCTCATAAGAACCATAGGCTCTTTCTAATCCTGAAAATAGTTCTATAAATTTATCTACGTTCATAACACCTCTAATAAAAAAGGGCCCTGTTTAACAAGGGAGGGACATAAACAGGAGCCCTCAAAAAAAGCAAGAAAGAAAACAACCAAACTTCTTGCTCTTTGCTACCTAAAACGGAACAGCTTCTTCCGTTCCAGTCGCATTGCCTTCTCCTCTTTCCTGTGATACTTTCGCCTCACCTTTGGAAACCGTTTCAGCGAAAGTCTTCGCAGAATTAAAGAGTGCAATGTCCTCTTTACTCTTTTGGTCAAGCAAACGATCAAAAGAGAAATCGAAGGAGTGCCATGTTCCCTTATCATTTTTCTGCTTTGTTGTGGTCACTTTAAAGATGCCAGAAAACATCGGCCACGCAGAAGGGATCACGGAACGAATTAGAGAATTAAATTTCTTACTTCGTTTATACCCTGTAGATTTTAAGGTTATGACACAAGGCGAACCCAACATACCGTTAGATCCTTCCTTGTTTTCATTAAGGACGTAGAGAAAATGGTTTGCACACGTCTCAATGTAATTACCATTTTCAAGTCTATCCTTGTTCTGATTGTCTCTCGTTGTTTGCGAAAGAATATCAGATGTTGCTGGATAAACATTTACTGGAGCATTCGAACCCGTGCCAATGTTTGACCACTCGACATATTCTCTTGCGAATCCGCAAGGAATAACACGAATACCCTTCTCTCCATCAAAGAGTTCTTCAGTGACACTGTTATAAATCATTCCAGGTTTTGCTCCCGGCACAGTCTCGTCCTGTACCTCTGGAGATAATGCCATCAAAGCTTTAAGCCTTGGAGTGGCGTAGTCTTGTGTATCAATAGTATCAAAACCCATTGATCCAAAATTAGCAAACGGGATAACCTCTGCTACCGCGTTTTCTTTCTTAGTCGTCATAGCATTCTTAGCCATAATTTCCTCTTTCAGTTTTCAAGTTTCACTATGTAATTTTCACTTTGTTGGTTACATAGACACCAAATTTATCACGAGGCAAATCAACACCTTTTTGAATTTGCTCTTTGACAAAAGCCTTCAGCGTGGAGTGATGAACACCGCTCTTCTGTATTGGAGCTTGCCCTTCATCGCGCAATCTCTGATACAATTCAGAAGCGTTATCTTCCTCTCCTCTTCCGAAGGTCACGACAATATCATTTTTTATAATATCGTCAAACCCATTTTCTCTTAACCATGCAAAAGCATCGGCTTGATTGTCTTCACTTATGTGTGCTTTATACACTTCTTCCACAGAAACTTTTGTGCCTGTGTTAAGTGTGACAGACTTCATATTAAGTTCTTCTAGTAAAGTCGGTATGGACTCGTTCTCTAATTTAAACTGATCCTCCTCCAAAGCTTTCAGTTTTGCTTTCGCAGACTTTATACTTTCACGAACTTCTTCAAGGTCCTCACAACGCTCGCCCAAAGTTCGCAAACGATCATCGCCTGACTGTTTAAAGTCGTCGATGCTTTTCTTCGTATCTTCAAATAGTGACATATAGCTTTCTCCTATATTTATTTAGTTAATGTCTATCTCCACGGGATAATATTTTTTTACCATACGGTCCCACTTCAAGAGTTTATATTTTCCTCTATTCATTTTAGACGCCACCGATGCTACCACAGCAATGATGGATGGATCGCCTAGACATAATATATAGTCATCGTCAGAAAAGTTTTCTAATTTTTTCTTCAGTGAAAAAAGAACAGGCTTAGCACTAATGATCAATTGATCTTTTCTTGGTAATAATTCTTGAAAATCACCAAAGCGAAGAGCGTCTGTCATATCTACTCCTGGTTTTTCTTGTACTACATAAACTGTCATAAGCTTTCTCTATCTCCATTTAGTCCTTGATTTATCTTTTTGCAAGTATTAAATGCATACTTAGAAAGAAAAACTACTAACTAGAGGAGAAAATTATGGATTATCCATTTAAAACAGTGCCGTACGCACATCAAAAAACTGCATTAGAAAAGTCATGGGAGAAAGAATCCTATGGTTTATTCATGGAAATGGGGACTGGTAAGTCAAAAGTTCTCATTGATAATATGTCTATGTTATATGACCAAGGCTACATCAACGGTGCTCTTATTATTGCACCAAAGGGTGTGTATCGTAACTGGGAGAAACAAGAGATACCTACTCATCTTCCTAATCATATAGAGCCCTACGTTGTATCGTGGACACCTACTCCTAATAAAACAGAGAAGGAATTATTAGAGAGTATTATAAAGGACCCGAAAGATTTGACGCTTGATATTTTGTTAATGAATGTAGAAGCGTTGCGCACGACTAAGGGTGCACGGTTCGCGGAACGATTTCTAAATGGTCATCGTGCATTGATGGCTGTTGATGAAAGCACCACGATAAAAAATCCAAAAGCACAACAAACAAAAAATATTTTAAAGTTAGGCACACTTGCAAAGTTCAAAAGAATTCTAACAGGGTCTCCTGTTACGAAAGATCCAATTGATTTATTTTCGCAGTGTGAATTTCTTGATCCTGCCATATTAGGATTTGCTTCTTACTATAGTTTCAAAAGCAGATACTGCATTCAAGTAAAAACAAATGTTGGTACACACATCTTTAATAAAGTTGTTGGCTACAGAAACTTAGGAGAGCTCAGTGGATTATTAGAACCTTATTCTTATAGAGTATTGAAAGAAGATTGTTTAGACCTTCCCCCTAAAGTTTATACAAAAAGAATTGTTGAACTAACAGACGAACAAAAGAAAGCGTACTCTACGATGAAAGAATTCGCCCTGGCGGAATTAGAAAAAGGTGGATTGGTTACTGCGCCTACGGTAATGACACAATTATTGCGACTACATCAAATTAGTTGCGGGCATCTTACAGGAGAAGACGGAGAAATCCAGACATTTAAAAATAATCGTATAAAAGAATTAATGAATATACTTGATGAAACCGATGGAAAGGTTATCATATGGGCAAACTATCGGCAAGATATTCGCAACATTCACAAGGAGATAGAAAAGGAATACGGGATCGATAGTGTTGCAACTTATTTTGGTGATACACCAGATAAGGAAAGGCAAGAGATTGTTAAGCGCTTTCAGGATCCAGACAGTCCCTTGCGTTTTTTTGTTGGTAATCAGCAAACGGCCGGCTACGGTCTAACGTTAACAGCAGCCAACACTGTTGTGTATTATTCTAATAACTACGATTTAGAAAAAAGAATTCAATCAGAGGATAGGGCACACCGAATAGGTCAAACGAAAAGTGTTACCTATATAGATTTGATTGCAGAAAAGACAGTTGATGAAAAGATTGTTAAAAGTCTTCGTAATAAAATTGATATCGCCGCTAAAGTTTTAGGCGAAGAATTGAAAGAATGGTTGACTTAATACAATAAATTCCTATATTGTCTTTTATAATAAGGAGAAAGCTATGGAAGATAGATTAGTTACTTTTTATAAACACACGGTCTTTTGGCCAGAAAGGAAATGTATGAATACAGAAAAATATAAATCTGTTACTGTACCATTAGCTACTTGGAAAGATCTCAAGAAGCTTGCAGAAAAAGATTTACGTTCCATCAGTAATCAGATTGTATGGTTAGTAAATAAACATAAGGAGAAAAAAAATGGGCAGAGTTAAACAATGGCTCGAGGATATGCAATACGACGCCGCCGAAATGACGTCTCAAGAATTTGTTGATAAGCACGGTGGAGACAACATTGATATTTGGATCGAGATGCAATGGAAGTTAGGACACCGCGCAGATGATGAAATCATGCTGGCAATATCTAAACCAATGGGGGAGGCGTAATGTTTCATTTTTGGCATTTATTAACAATTGGCGTTTTTGGTATTCTTTGTTTTGTTATCGGTCGTTGGTGGCAATCAAGAGAATCACAAATAGAAATATTAAGACTCAGAGGGTATTATGAAAAACGAATTCATAACCAAGAAGAGAGAGCGCGGCTTCAATGATTTGTGAAGACATATTATTAGAAGCAAAAGAATTAGTCGCGGGTGATCGTCATGAAGACTACGGTGATAAACTTGTTAACCACACCCGCATTGCTGATTTATGGTCCACGTATCTCGAGACGCCTATACGCCCTGATCAGGTTGCTATCATGATGGGTTTAGTCAAGGTTGCAAGAAGTATGCACGCCACGAAACACGATAGCTATGTTGACTTAGCGGCGTACGCGGCCATTGCTGGAGAAATCGTTAAGCGCCGTGAATAAATGGCTAGCGATGATCATCATTACGGGGATGTTGATTTACTTCTCCCCGTTCTGGAGTTTCATGCGAACGTGTCCAGGACAGGATGATTATTGCATTTGGTTGTATTATGAGATAAAACAAGAAGACTCATGGCTGCGCCGTGTGTTAATTAAATTAGGAGAATAGAAAGATGACTTCATACCATACAGCTCATGCCTCTCATCGCAAGGGTAATGTTATTGAATGTTGTCAATGTTACAAAACATATGTTGAAGACCTGATCTGCCAAGACAGTAAAACCAGATTAGACTTTTGTATACGTTGTTATAATAGGAGAGAAAATGTCGAAAAAATTGAAACTAAAAGACAGATTGTTAAGAGAGTACGTCAAAGTCTCGAAAATAGCGCCAAGAGAGGCGCGAAATTGGAAGGAGGTCTCGGCCCGCATGCGGTGGGAGAGACTTCGAAAAATATTATGGACGCGCTATGATCATATGCAGTCGATGTAAAGGAAATGGATATGTCAGAATTAAATTTGAAGCAGAGGAATCAGTTATACAGTGTGAGGTTTGTGACTCACAAGGGACGCTCGTTGAAAATAAGTACTACCACCAAGCGTGGAGTGGCGGGGTTTCGAATGAACTCGACAACTTCTACTACGGGCCACCCCTTGATCCAAAAGCATTCAAAAACTACAAAATTTATTCCAAGTGAACCAGTTATACAGTTTAAGGGTGAACCGCCCTTTTAGAGTCGGGATAGAGCTTACCTTTACAGGTAGTAAAAAGTATCTGGCTTAGCCGTGAGGTGAAGGCGTAGGTGGTTCGGTTGCTCGATTCCCATACTTTGATATGTGCCGTTAAACCACCGTCTTTTTAATAAAGCCCTGTTTGAAACCACGGGGCTTTACTTATCTTATAAAAAATCATATAATATTGCACCGAAAAGGAGGTAGTCATGATACTGCCTAATAGTCCTGTAAAAAGGATTTATGAATGTGTGAAATGTGGCATGATTAATGTCAAGTTTTGGGACTCAACGTATGATAGGGCCTATAGCCGCGAAGAATGGAACACGGTTCGCGAACAAGGATATGAGGCACTTCGAAAAATTTTAGCACCCATCAAGGAAGATCCTAAGTTTTTCTTGGATTAGGCTTCACGGGCCGTTTTTGTACGTTTAAATGACCTGTTCTTGGATGGTTTGCTATGTTTGAGATTACTTTTTTTATTGTTCATGGGGTTCGAATCACGGTGCGAAACGTCATAACCTTTTTTATCGCCTAATTTTCTACGGGCCTTGTTTCTGGATGACCTTCTTTTGCGTTGATTTGGCTTAGAATGGTAGTTTTTGTACTCTTTTTTGTAATTTCGCATAAGCTACAGTAACATATATAGAAGAAATTAAAAGTTAGTAATACAATTTTATCTCTTCAACTCTGAAAATCAACGTACTAACGTACTTTGACCAATTAATCTTTATTTTACAATCATTTATACAGTACCTTCTCAGTACGTTTTAGTTCGCTGGGAAGTTACTTAATTTTTTAATAGAATTAACTTTTGATATCTTCTATATATAGCGATATGGCTAAACGCTTAACGTTAAAACAACTTAGATTTGTTAATGAATATGTTTCAAATGATGGCAAGATAACGGCAACGGAGGCGGCAAAACGTGCAGGATACGGGGAAAGCAGAGCAACTGTAACAGCGTCTGAACTATTAAACCCTCAGAAAAATCCAGAGGTTGTTCGCTATATTGATGAAATGAAAAAAGAAATGCAACACAAAACTGCTGTCACCTATGATCGTCATGTTGCAAGATTAGACGAACTGTCCAGAAAAGCAGAAGAAAAAAATGCTTGGAGTGCAGCCGTTCAAGCTGAAAAGAATAGAGGTCAGGCGGCAGGGTTTTATAATCATGCACAAAACATTCATGTGGTAAATTCGATTGACTCCATGAACCTAGAACAGGTTCAATCAAGATTAAAAGATATACGCAAACTGTACGGAGATATTATTGATGCTGACTTCACAGAGATAAAAGAAATTGAACAAAAAAAAGAGGGCTAAATAGCCCCCTCTTCTAAAATTCTTGTCCATCTTCCATAAACAGTTCTATTTTTTCTTTTAGGTCTGCGCTGTCTTCAGCGATAGCGTTTTTTATTTCTACTTTCGGGTCGTTAAGCAAGTCATTCGCCTTCCATTCATCTATATTAGCATTCAACCAATTAATAATATGTTGTATGCATTGATTAGCTAGATCGTCTGGGTTATTTCTCATAACTCCTCCAATAATATTCCGTATTTATCAGACGTCATACCCTTGTTTACTTGCTCAATATAGCAATCTTCACAAAGATAATCTCCATCGTCATTAAACATAGCATCTGCTGTTGGTTCTTTACATTGATCGCATTCTTCACATTGACAATCAAAACAAAGATAGCCCGCATACTTATCATCCTCTGCGGGAATTCTATTAACAAAACGCCCACTTCCAAATTGGGTGTCCTTATGACACCCAATGCAGTTATGACCTATATCAATCGTCATCTTACCTCCTCTGTTACTTCTGTAAATGTATCTTCGTGGTTATTCTCATCAACATCTCTACCACCCATACATATATCAATGGCTTCTTGTTTATCTTTTGCCTCAACATTTTTCCAAATATCTTGAGCAGTATAACTTTGTATGACTGTATATTTAGGCATCTTTATCCTCCTCTAAATCTGCATCTATTTCTTGACAGGCGTTATCTATGCACGCCTGCTCATCCCACATATCCCAAGTATCTTTATAAATACTTTTTCCTTTTGGATTAAAAACCTCATAACCATGACTCCCTTTTATGTTATCAACGTTAGGGGGATTTTCGCTACTAAAAGCGTATTCATATGATACATTAGGTTCTTGTTCCCATATTTTTATTTCATAATTTTTATACATTTCTGTTTTCATCTTACCTCCTCAAAAAAATCTACTTTATACCAACACCCTTCTTGTTCCTCACTTTGCCACTGTATTTTGATGTTATGTTTTTTTATCATATCATTCACAACATCCATGACAGACTCAAGAACCTCTTCGGATGTTGCCTCTATATTGTATCTCATCCAATTATGTTCTATCTTACCCATGTTACCTCCTCCATTTATCTTCTGCTTTGATTAAATCTTTTCTACAGTATCCGTAACCAATGACGCCTGTATGTTCATTGGCTAGGATGTTTCTCCATATTAAACTTGGCTCTGGTTTTTTAATCACACCAAACTTACATAGAATATATCTAATTATTTTTTTCATATCAAAACTCCTTATTTAATTTTTTGATTATGCGTTTTGGCAAAATGTTATGAGGGTCTTCATAACCATCAAACTCATACTCTTTGCCGTCTTTATCTACTATTCGGAAAATCATATAATTATGTATTCCCCATGAGTCACACTCAACTTCCTTACAACCTATGCTGTGAAGAAATTCTTCGACTAAATGTGTGCCGTTCCACTCATCCCCATCTCCAAATCCAAACTTGTTGAATGCCTCTTCCCATTCCCAATATGTATGTTGTACTGGCATATTATTCTCCTTTAAAAAAAAGGGGGCTTAATTGCCCCCTTCATAACTATTCTACAAATTCTCCTGTATTTGTATCAATAACCCAATGACCATTGTCAGAATTATCTCCATCATACTCACTCTTACCAAGATACAAGCTATGTGAGACAAGGTCATTAGAATAAATCGGTATATTATAAATTGATTTACCCTCCTCATCTTTTTCAAAACCTACACATTCATGAAAATCTTTGTATCTTTTTAGGTCTGCAATAAATTGAACAATAAGCGATCTTGCCTCCATTCTAGTTATTGGGTCACTCACATTATCTTGGATATTTAGTTTTTCTCTAAAACTTTTAATCCAATTTGATGCGAATTTGGGGAGGTGCATTCCCCCCCAATGATGAAACAAAACAGGCGACTTATCTCCGTCGCTGTCTTGGAATTGTATACTTACTCTATCTCCCATTTTCTTTCTCCTTCTTTCTTCTGTTGTATAGTGCTAAATCCTCTTGACGTAGCCACTTGACGCTTTTTTCTTTTTTCTTTCTATTTATTAGTTTTAAGTCGTCTTGACGAAACCACTCAAAGCCCTCTCCTTGAATGTCGTCTATTAAGTATAGATTTCTTTTACCCATACCAATTCTTCTATCGTGGACAAAGCCACTTTCTTCAATGGATTTTACTTCCACCAAATCTCCTATTTGAAATGTCATTATTCCTCCTTGTCGTCTATTTGATCAAGAAAATGATATTCAAAATCACTTCTTAAAGACTGTAGATTTAATAAATAACTTTTTTCTAAAGGATCATTCGTATTTTCTACTTTAACTCTTGTTATTTCTAATTCCGTATTAATAACATTAATTAAAAGTCTTGCGTCTCTTGTACTTATTTCCATCTTCGGCATCTTACACCTCCTCATTAATTTCAACATCAAATTCAAAAGGGTAAACTTTTCTATCCCACATTTTAGGATTTTGATTATACATTCTAGATTGTCGAGAAAGTTTAGATTTGTATCCATCCCACTCGTAGTATTCATCAAAATCAAAAACGAAATCATTTACCACGTATTGATCATCCTGATGTATTTCAATCTTGTGTTTCACATCATTGAACCACGCTGAAATACTAACGTTATCATTATTATAGTTATCAACATTAACTGAAACTGTCTCCGCATTTAAGCTGTCTTTTACTGCTAAAGCAATAGCACAATGTTGACAATTATCTGGCTCTCCATACATGATGTGTGCGTCTTCAACTTTTATTTTCATTTTATTTTATCCTTTCTATTTCGATTAGGTTAATTGCCGAAGGGAACTAGCTCGGCTACTAGCTGTGCGTGTAAGGCGCCTCAGATACCTTGAGCTGACACTTTGGCGTATACTTCTAAATTATACCGAGTTATCAGCCCTTGATAGTTCACAACTAACAATTCCAGTTCTTCAGCATTGCGGGATTACTGTATCGCCCTCTCTCCACTTGCAATATATATTTAGCACTAGTATTGGAGAGATTTTGTGGTAGCTCACGCTATGCACGGCTTTCCACAAACTATTAAAAGCTTTTCGAAACCAGTCCTATAAAGTCACTCTCATCTGCTCATCACAGCCCCCTTGTCACGCCCACCTAAAGTGAGGGGGTACTTGGGATGCTATCCCCAAGTCCTGCCGATATAGTCCTACTAATTGGCTTTCTAAAAAAATCTTTACCATAGATTAACAGATTATCAAAGAAAATCTTTTATTTAATTTAATCTTTTTTAGGTTACTAATAAACCCCAGAAATGTTACGCAAACCAGAGGCAAAATTTTGGCAATTATTAAAAAAGAATTTGACCAGAATATCTTGGACAAGGATTGAAACTCGCACAATTCAAGGGTTTCCAGACCTTGTTGGCTGTTTCCCCTCCTGTGGGTTCTTTACGGCTGAATTAAAGGTAATTTATCGTAATAAATTAAAGATCACTCCTCATCAGATTGCATGGAATTTACAGCACCATTTAAAGGGTGGAAGATGTTTTATCATAGCCACGACCCTCGAACAGAGTACCATAAAAATCTATGGGGGAGACAAGGGGAGGGAACTCGCCCAAAACGTACCACAAACCGAACCATTAGCCGTGTTTGATAAACCATTTGACTGGCAATCGGTTCACGAAACGTTAACAAAAGGGGAGGAGGGCGACCCCCCCTCCTCGACTCGTGACACACGAAACGCTGATAACAAAACGTGAT